CCCGCCCATTAGCGTAACGCCTTTCGCATAAAACTCATATAGTCATAACTCCTTGGTTTGCCAGAACGATTAAATGTGATCCGCTTGCGGGGACCAAAACGCTCCGCTAGGAGCAACAGCAAGCCTCCCAAGGATTTAGCACCCTTTGAGGAGATCGTCAAGTCTACAAAAACATTCTCGCCATCTTCGCTATGCACATAATGATTAGGCTTTTGCCCATCCTTTATGCACCTAGCCAAAGCTACCCCAGCTATACCATCGTTATCACGCACAATCCCAACCATCCCCTGCTTTTCAAACCAGCCAAACCACTCAGCCAGGTTAGGCCACATAGCCTCTGGAACACCGCTTTGCTCAATATACTCAACAGCGGTCATAACGCCTTCTGTGTCTCGATTGTATCTGGGTTGGCTGCTGCCGTAATTTGGCGGATTGCCATTTTATTTGCAACAGATGAAATTTTGACATTAAGCAGCCTCCACTTTTGATACTTGCGAAGATCGCTTGCAAGCTTCTTTTTTACTGATGTTGGAAGGACGGCTGGAAGCGTAAACTCAAGTGTGAGTACAGCACTTGATATATTTAGGTTTGGCTGAACATCAATATCTCCAACATCTATATCACGCTGAATAGATATGGTTGTATCTGTCGAATAGGAATCATCAAAAATTACCTCGAAATGCGATCCGTACTTAACAGCAAATGGATCTCCAAAGTTAAAGTCTTTGGTGCGCACAGATGATTCGTAGTCAAATGTTCCAGTTGATGTAGTTGTCGTGGAAGTTCCACCAGTTGAAACAGTTGTTGTGTAAACTCCGAAGTCTCTATAGTCTGCGGTTGTTACCTGTGCTGGGGTCTTGTATCCGCTATACCTGGTGATTTGTCCTGTTGTTAATTTCATCATTAACCGCAAACCTTGGTCTTGAAAGTTTGTCAATGCAAACTGCATTACATTTGGAGTCCATATTCCTTCAAATGCTCCAAGAGTCGTGTTGTAAACAATGATTGTATCGTTAAAATCATTTGACTCTGTTGGTATTGCAAGAAAGTATCTATTGTCATAAAAATGTGCGGCAGCTATTCCAATTTTTGCACTATTGATTTGCTGTATAACATCTTTAATTACTTCTGAAATTGGAAGGCCAACGGATGTGAAATCGTCTGCTGCTGAACGCACAAGTGATCTAATACCATCATCAGAAAGAAAAAATATGTCACTGTTGACCTGTACGGCAGAAGCCTCGGCAACGCATCCAGTATTGTTTGATATTAACTGAACAGTCCAATCAGCCGCACTTGTTGCATCTGGAGGAATTGTAACTTGGAAAATTCGTCTCTTCTTAAACACAATTATTCTGTTTTGATAGTATTGAACTATAGCTGTAATTTCATCTCCATCATCTGCGTTAACAACAATGCTATTAGTCAAATCCCAAATTGACGCATCTAAAATATCTGATGCGTAAAGAGTATTTCTATTTGATCCAGATCCAACTCCAAACAACCTATTCCCAGTATTTATTAAAAGTCTTAAATCAAGCGGAGGCGGACTAACTGTTGCTGTAGCTGTAGCTCCAGATCCATCTCCAATAATTGTTACAGTTGGTTCCCCAGAATATCCATATCCTCCATCAACAACAGTAACTCCTGTAACAGCACCTCCAGCTACAGTTGTAATTAGGGTTGGTAATGTTCCGCCCCAATCTGGTCCTGTCACAACTGCCGTTGCGCTGGTATATCCACTTCCTGCTGTAGTTACAGTTATTGCCCTAATTTTACCAGCTTGTCTTGTTGCAATATCTCCATCATAATAGTAAAGCGCGCCATCCGAATCAGCCATATACATCTTGTCGTTAAATTGAGCCATGCTTACTTTTGCATCAAAGCTGGTTGAAAATCCGTCAGCCCATTTTTGCGCTTCGTTATCCCATGTTCTTGTAGCTCCAGTTAAATTATCCCATATTTCTTCAATTCTATGTGGTCCAACATTTCCATCGGAATTGATCGCAGTTCCGCTTGAATTGATTGTATAAAGTTTCCCTTGAATTACGGCAACAAGTCTTTCGGTTTGAGACGTGTCGTAATATCGCATTCCGCCAATTGATCCCTCTTGGCTGGTTGCGGATGTGCTAAAGCTTGTAACGCCTTTGCGTGTTTCTAGGCTACCCTTTGGCGATAGGGTCATATTGACTAACTGCTGGACTTGATTTTCAGCAAGCAAGTCTGATTGCAAACCGCTGGCTTGACCACCCGCAAAACTGCGGATACCGTCAAACGCCAAGAGATCGTCTAAATTGTCCGAATAATACGGCACAACTTCTCCTTTAGGCTGAAAACATTTCTTCTATGGTTAGCTCGCCAAGGCTTTGAGGCGTTATCTGCTTCACACCTCCAACCTGGCTCAATTCGTAGTTAGCCATCAAAGCAAGGTCGGCGTTGGCCGATTGAGTGATAGCTTGCGCCTTGGCATACTGCCGTTCACGCTCAAGTGCGTCTGCGTGAGTTAACGCTAAAACCAAATGATGAACGTGAGGTAAGCGAAGCTCATCATCCAGCGCGGTTTGAGATGGCGGGAAATCAACAATAATGTTTGTTCGAGTAAGGCATTTGAGTTTTTCAACAACGCGCAATGGTGTAGTCCCAGCAGTTTTAAGTCTTGGGTAAAGATTTAGTTCTGCAATTCCACTGCTGTTGCGACCTGTAAAATGGTAAGTGTCTGGATCTCCAGTACGCGCATCGTCAAGCAATCCTGGGTCTTGGCTGATGATTGTGGCCAAGTCAATCGGGTCAACCTCTGCATCGTTGTAAGATACCGAAAGAGGTGTTTCCACATTTGTCCCTAAAGTAATAAGACGAGTTGTACCAACCGAATAGGTTGAGTTAGTAACAGTCTCACGCCAAGGCGCAAAGTCCCATACACGCCTGTAGGCCAAGCTTGCCGACTTCTGCAAGAATGTAAGTGTATCCGAGTCGGTCTTGCCAACCTTCTCACCAGCAAATTGTGCAATTTCAGTTAGCGTCATTTGTTACCTCTTTCCAGTTTAACTCATTTTCATTCCAAGTATAATCGCCAATCGGCTTTTCTACTGGAGCATCCCAAGTACAGCTTTTTTCGTTTAAAATCCAAGATGGATAAGGTTTTGGTGGAATGAACGCATCTCGCGTTTCATCGTATGTAAATCCAATACCTGCGTAATTCTTGCGGAACGGAACTCCGTTATTTAAGTGAACGCCTGCAATTGTATTGTAACTTGTCCTTTTACATTTTGACCCATTTCCATAGTATGATTCTCCGTCAAACGTAGAGTCGGTTTCCTTCCCTACAATTACATAGGTTACAATATTGTCCTCATTAAGATATGCGTAGTGTGCCATATTTATGCAAATGTTATTGTATCAGACGCTCCAGCAGTTGTGATTGAATAAACCAAGAATCCAGCAACTGCTGTGCTTGTTGATATTGTTACTCCACCAGAAACTGTAGCTAAATAATCGCTTGGTACTTTTAGGATAATAACACCAGATCCACCAGCAGAACCAGTAAAAACACCTACTCCGCCGCCACTGACACCTGGGCTTCCTCCTCCACCTCCAGTATTAACTGTACCAGGAGTTCCAGTTCCATTTGTTCCTCCGTTGCCACCTCCGCCAGTTCCACCAGTTCCTCCAGCTGTTCCTAGCCCTCCTCCTCCAGCACCACCTCCAGCATAATATGTAGTAGATCCAGTAATTGCATTTGCAGATCCAGCACCACCATTACCCCCAATAGAAGAACCATCCACTCCAATAGCAGATGCTCCTCCACCTCCAGCACCTCCTCGACTAGATGAGGCATTGCCACCATTATTACCTTGTGATGGAGATACGGAAGGAGTGTTTCCAGTGCCACCAGTTCCAATCCAAGATGCTCCTCCTCCAGATCCACCATTTCCTCCGCTGCTTGAAAAAGTTGCTCCATATCCACCACCATCAGCAGTTGTTGTTGAGAATGCTGAATAATTACCATTTGAGCCATTATTTGATCCAGCAGCACCTCCAGCACCTCCTGCTCCTACTGTAATTGAATAAGCTTGAGAAATAGATGCTGTAAAAGTAGAGCTAGTTCTATATCCTCCTGCTCCTCCTCCTCCGCCACCAGCAGAACTTGGCGTTCCTCCTCCACCACCACCACCAGCAGCAATTAAAAATTCTAGGTTAAATTGCGATTCTTTAGGCGCAAGAAATCCAAATGGGAAAACAGGCCACGCCATACATTAAGAGTAATTTTTCGATGTCGCGCCAAACAATGATGTTCCGTCAGATATGAACGTAAATATATCACTCTTTGCAGAACCAGTGGTTAGCGTTGGTTTTGTGCCATTAGGCCACTTATACGTTGCGTTCCAATCCAACGTGTTTGATCCAGTTCCTTGAGTTACAAGCAGAATGTATGTAGCTCCGTCAACCTTATTTGTTGCGTCAGCCATTGTTCCGTTTGTGGACAAAACAAGTCTTGTAACTTGATTTGTCTGCAAGTTCCACGCTATTGAGTTTCCGCTTACAAGCGTAGTTGCATTGAAGTTGTGAGCCGCAGTATATTCCTGCGCCGTATTAACAACAGCAACCCTAGTTCCAACTGTGGCAGATCCAGTGCTGATTGTTAAGTCACCAACAAGAGTTGTTGAGAAATTACCAATTGTTCCAGTTGTTGAATTTAGCGTAGCAATTGTTCCTTGGGTAAGAATTGCAGAACCCTGGCTAATATTTGCTGTACTCGCCGTAAGCGTCTGCACTGTCCCGTTGGTGATATTGGCGGCAGTAGATGTGGTCGTTCCAGCCGTCAGCGTTGGTATCGTTCCAAGCGTAATACTTGCCGTGCTTGAGGTAAGATTAGGAATTGTTCCAGTGGTAATTGTTGCGCTGGTGCTAATCGTTCGATTGCCAGTTGCTGTACCAAAAGTAATGATGCCAGAAATGTTTGCATTCGTATATGTTCCGCCAGTCAAAGCATCGTCAAATAAATTTTGTACCGTTGTGCTTCTTGGGGCATCTCCAGCAGTTAAGCTTGCATCTGCAATTAACAATTTATCATCCGTTGCAACTGCTGCAAGATCGGTTTGATCCGTAATTAACGCTTGGTAAATGTCTGTTCCATCAATAAGATTATGCAATGCGGCTGCTGTAACCGTTCCATTGGTTGCAAACGTCTGCGAGCGATTGAATTTGATCGCCATATTAAGCTACCATCCTTATTGCTGTTGCGTAAATTGTGCCAGCAGGAATTGTTCCGTGTGAAACTGTATCTGTATTAAGAATTGTGTATCTAATAACATTTGCACCCTCAACCCTAAATTGGCTCATCATTCTTGCACCAGCGGTAGGTACTCCAGCGGTTCCAGAGCTTGAGCTAAGTGAGTTAAGTCCACCAAATACAATATCACCAATCGCTGCACCAGAAACTGTAAATGTTCCAGTTGTTATGTTTGATCCACTTGTTACTGAATCAAGGTCTTGAAGTGTCGCTCCAGTAAATGCAGCAGTGCCATAATTAAATGCTGTAACTCCGCCAGTAGAGCCAGTAATCCTAGCTGTACCAAATGTGGCAGAAGCAATCGTTGATACGTTTACCGACTCAGTGCCAATCGTTGCCGTACCAGTAGAAGCGGTAATGTTTGACCCAAAAGTGATAGCTCCAAGCTGAAGTGGTATTGTGGCTGTGCTGATTGTTGCCGTACTTGCAGACAAAGTTCCAATCGTAGCCGTTCCAGTTGACGCTGTTATGTTTGACCCAAAAGTAATATTGCCAAGCTGGATAGGAATTGTAGCTGTGCTGATTGTGGCTGTTGAAATAGTTGCCGTACTGATTGTAGCTGTGCTGGCCGAAAGCGTCCCAATCGTAGCCGTTCCAGTAGTAGCAGAGATGCTTGAGCTAAAGGTAACTGCTCCTGTAACGCCAAGGCTAGATGACAATGTGACTGCGCCAGTAACAGCTAGGCTGGAAGACAGCGTTGTAGCTCCTGCAACATTGAATGTTCCAGTGCTTTGAACTCCGTTAATTCCAATCGAAAGAGCCGATGATGTATTGATTCCATCTGTAATAACATCAATTCCACCAGCCGTAGGTAATCCGCCAGTTCCAAGCGTCTTTAGTAGCTGTCGATAGCTGGTCGAAATGTTCTGTGTTCCAAGTGTGGGCATTTAGTCTCCTAGTTAGAAAGGCGGTTTTTAAGGACATCCCAGGCCATTGAGCAAGCAAGCCCTATTAGCCCAGCTACAGCCAGAACCTTCGTCCGTAAGTGTTCCAACGCTCCTAATCTATTAGCAACATCCCCGTGAAAAGCAAGTGACCTTTCAATCATAGATATAAGCGTCATCTGGCGTTCTTCCATTCTGGCAAGTCGCTCCGATACGTTGGCAACTTTATCCCTAAGATCCGAAACCTCATCAAGACTCACGACCCTTACCCTCCAAGTATCTTAGTGAAACTGCTAAATGGACAACGGCATC